CGGTATTTTTTTGTCGAAAAATTGACAACATTATTATGAATATACAGGGTATACTTATAATAATGGATCCTTATTATCAGGCATTAATTATACTCTGGGGTATTACTAGTATTCTCAGCCTTATTGACTTTTATAAGGAGAAGTATCTAGATTCTGCTGTTAAAGCTACACCTGAGGAACTCGATAATCTTACTAAGAATATCTATCTAACACTTGTAGATGATAAATACAGTTACAAGCACCCACTTTGGCCATCTCCTCGTCCAGTAAATCTTGTTCGTAATATTATTTATCACAACGATATAAAAATAGATGGACGTTTAACGCATGGTTCTGCGATAAACTTTCTTGGCTATTGGGCAAATATTCCAGTAGAAGAGGTTCTAGAAATGAATCCAATTGTATATGTTAGTAATTATATGAAATGGGATGGCGCCGATCACTCATTTAGGCATAGTATCCCACAACTTACTAAATCTCTAGAGCTTAATCAACTTAGAACCAATCTATTTAATCTCGAGCATGGTAAGATTAGCATGGAGCCAACTAAGACTATTTAAGGTCTTAATTATAATTATACAAAAAGAATGAACCATCAGAGATTTTTTGATATATCCTTTATTAACGATGAGAAACAAAGAAGATCACTTCAGAATGCTATAGATGGAGTTAATATGGCATGTTCTGATAATTTAGATGCCTGGTTATATGTTACACAAGGTTATATTTTTAATGATATGAAAAAACTACTAAGATCTTCAGATTCTGTCCCAATAACTATATTTAATAATATGGAACAAGATTCTCATAATGAAGAGTCTCTATATCAGACTATATCTGATCTTTGTTCTATTTCTAATGATTATGAATCCTGGAAATCTGTATATAATCAGAAGATTTCATTACTAGAAGATAGTCGTAACTTCTGGAATATTTGGCGCACGAGTGTTCTATCTGAACACTATAAGATAATCTATACTAAGGAGATGATGGGCAATCTATTGAATGATTTTTTAATACTAAAGTATCAGAGAAATGATACGCCGTCTGATCTTGAAAAGGAAATCATTGATAGACTTGGTCAGACACTTCAAGAAAAAATAGATACTCTTGAAAATATTCTAAAGAATACTAATACTCCTTCTATTAGATCTTATTATAGCCAGCTCTTATTACAGAAAGAAGATGATATGAATGAAATCCAGCATTATTCTTATACAATTAAGGAAGCACTTCGAATCTTAGAAGATGCCATTCAATCAAAAAATCCGGTTGCTATTCAGGCGGCTCTAAACCCTGGATGGACATCTCTTGAATTTATATCATCGAATCAATATAAAAATGCTATAAATTTTTTGAATGGCCTTTAAGAAGAATCTGAAGACCAGTTCTCAGAGAATAGCTTGTAAGCATCTGGATCACTCTTCTTTAGTTCAACTGCCTTTTTAACGACATCCTCGTATGAAACAGTTACCCCAGAAGTCTCCATCTCACTTCTTGTAACATCAACGAATGAATTCCAGATAAGAAGCGCAGGTGACTTCATAGGGTAACTTGCCTTCTTCTTAAGGACCCTCTTTGTAGTATCATTCTTAACATCTGTATTAGAGGCCTTCGCAGCTCGTTTTGCCTTAGCTGCGGCAAGCTCATCTGGAGTCATCTCAGAATATGGCTTAGGTCCCTTTTTCTTAGTGATCGTATTTACAGGTACAACTACAGGTACAGCCACAGGTACAGCCGCATCTACCGAAACAGGTGTAACTGCGCAAGGATGTGGTAAATACTTATCACGGAGACACTTGTAATTATCAATAGTCTCAAACAAATAATACTGCGCCTTTTCAATTGTGATCTTATAGCGCTGAATGACAAGATTACTCACATCAACTAGTTTAACATCATTCATATCTAGGATATTAAATATGAATGTAAACACCGCCTTTCGCTCCTGCTCATTATCCTCAAACATAGGTGGGATTCTGGCTTCTAGGATTTCAATCTCTCTCAGAGCCAATTTAATCTCATTTTCGATACATTCAATTCTGCTAACGATTGGGTTAGACATTCTTATTACTGTAAATAGGTGTACTTGGTAGTAGCAGTCAATTTTATGTTGAAAAAAATTGACTGATTTTATTATATTTATGACTTATTACAATGGCATATTACATTCTTAAAACAAGGGAGACAACTAATTCGCCAAGAATCTTCTACTTACTCAAGAACTCCAGTATTCCTGAGGATGAGCGCTCTACTGTTCTACATTTAGGGTGTAATTCTATCAGGAAATTCACAGGTGTATCAGGGCTAATGGAGTATCTTGATCAAAATACATCTAATGATCATCACATCATAGAGCCTTATATTCTAAAAAAGATTACATGGAATATGGCAATTGATATGTTTGGTTTGGATTTTAATTCAGATACTGAATATACGTATGATTCAGATAATTAGGAATTTTAAAAATTGATTTATATTTATCAATAGTTATAATATAACAATGGACAAATATCATAGTATTAAGAAAATGAATGATGGTTCTATAGCCGTGTCTTTCCATACAAGTCTTTTGGAAGCATACCGTTCCTCTAAGGCTAAAGACAATTCAGATGAATGTCTTCGTTTATTCAATGGTGTTTTATCTGAATTAAACAAGGGTGAAAGAGTTATTCGTATAAGTTGTAATAAGGAGTTTGTAAGCTGGATTCAAGTGGTTTCTGATATAAATGTAAAAATTCCAGATGTAGATACTCTACCAGTTGGATGCTGTCATTAAGGGATCATCTCAAATTCCTCTTGAATTAAATCTTTATTTTTTAGAAAGAATATAACTAGTATGTTATGTTTTTTACTGAACCAATTTCTATTTTCTTCATCCCAGTATAATATAATTTTATTATTTTCACTAAACACATGTAGTGTCTTATCTGTCTTTTTTATTACTCTAAGATAACTAAAGTAAAACTGATAAAGGTTTTGAGGATAAGTGCTAACTAAATAATCTGAGCACTCAACTACATCCCTTGATGTGATCCGTATCCGTTTATCATGGACACCTTGTTTAAGGTAATTCATCTTATTTAGAAATATAAAATACGTCAATCAAATTTTATACAGAGGACTAATCATAAAAATTGATCACTTTTATATATTTATTCTATAGTATAAATGGCAACAGGTGTAAAGGGTTCTGATGTTTACACAAGTGTCGATCTAGATAACGAGTTGCTTGCCCTAAGTGTTCTATTAAATCGTGGTGTAAATTCTGAAACTGTAAAGGATTCTGTTAATAATATTATAGATTCATTTAACAAGCTACAATTAGTTGATCTTCTTGTCCTAGCATTTCAGACACGAGATATTCGCGGGGGTAAGGGTGAGCGTGACGCTTCAAGATATATCTTTGAGGCACTTCTTAGTAACCCTGCTACATCAAAAGTTACTCTTGATCTTCTCGATCTAATTCCAGAGTATGGTTGCTGGCAGGACCTCTTCAAGTTACATCAGGCAAGTGATAGGGTCAAGCAGATAGTAAAGCAACAGTTTCAACAAGATGAGCAAACAGTGGGTGTTTATAATGCTGTCTTAGCGATGAAGAATCCACACGAGAAAGTAGAGAAGCCGAATATATCTCTTCTTGCCAAGTGGATGCCACGCGAGGGACAACCAGGTGCCGATCAATTCGCTTTTCTACTTGTGCCTGGTAAAATGCTTTACTGGACGCGTATGAAGTATTACAGAAAGCGAGTCTCGGCTCTTAACAAGTTTCTCCAGACGGTTGAGGTTAAGATGTGTGCCAAGAAGTTTGCTGATATTGTACCTAACGCAGTGCCAGGACGGGCTCTTAAGAATTATGTAAATGCCTTCTTAAATAAGGACAAGAAGAATAACTTAAGACATCCATCTGACGAAGACCGTATGGCTTGTAGAGATCACTTTGAAAAGCATTTTGCTAAGATATCTAGTGGAGAATTGAATGCTAAAGGCGCAGATACATTATTTCCCCACGAGGTTGTTAAGAAGGCTTGGTCTCTTCTAAGTCCAAAGTGTACTCACTATAAATCAGATAATTATATCTGCGATTACTGCGAAAAGAATGATGAGCGTAATCATCTCCGTGGTGTGTGGCGATCCATGGTTGATGTGGCTAAGGCTGGCGGTGGTTTAGGTCGTTCTATAGCAATGTGTGATTTCAGTGGATCAATGATGTCAGGTGTTAGTAAAGATACCCCTTATTGGGTAAGTATGGCTCTTGGTCTTCTTATTTCAGAGGTTACAACGTCTGAGTTTAAGAATACCTTCCTAAGCTTTGATTCTACTCCTAGATTTCATAGATTACCTCATGGTGATCTCTTTACTAAGCTAGAATCCTTTGATCCTAGAACTATTGGCCAGGGTCTTTCCACGGATTTTCAGAAGGCCATGGATCTTGTCCTGGCTAAGTGTAAGGAGGCGAGAGTGAAGCCAGGCGAGGAGCCTGAGAATCTTATTGTCTTGACTGATATGGGATGGGATAGTGCGTGTAGTTCTTCTCAAGTGAGTTCATATACTTCTAACAGTTATCGGAATGTAGTTAAGACGGAGTCATGGCAGACACATGTAGAGATGATCCGCGAGTCTTTCAAGCGGGCAGGTGAGGATATGTGGGGTGTGGGTTGGAAGATGCCCACAATAGTTATATGGAATATCTCTTCTTCTTGCCAGGACTTTCATGCTAAGGCCGATACACCTGGAGTGGTTATGCTTTCTGGTTGGTCACCTAGTTTGTTCAAAGTTCTCCAGACAAAGGGTATTTCTGAAATGACACCTGAGAAGGCTCTTCAGATTCAGTTGAATGATACTCGCTATGATGTGGTTCGCCAGCGTTTCTTACAATTCATTACGAATAAATATTAAAATTGAAATTAATCTATTACTACCTACCTATTAAAAATGGGTTGGCATACAAATTATGAAATAGAATTTGATCATGATATTGAATGGGACGATAATGAAGTAGCGAATTGCCTAAGTTCGTTTAATGTCAAATTTCTCTATCTTAGAGATCTTGATAAACCTCGTATTATGGTATGCCTCTATTCACATAACTCTATAGAAATGATTCTACAATCGCTAGGTGAACTTTATTTAACGGGTATGCGTTACAGAATCTATAATAGCGAAAGATGGATTATGTTTATTTAGAATACTTCTTTACCAATTATTCGATTTTATACTATAGAAACTATTATTTTACGTTAATACTTCAGCTTAACAAGAAAGCGATTTAAAATACAATGTATATTAGAATGGCAAGTGCCCCAGTTATCAGAGGATCAGTAATTGATGGAAAGCGCTATTGGACTGGTAATTATTCTAATGATATGCCCGGTCTTAAGAAAATTCCTAATAATGCTGTAAAAGTTAATAATCCCATACGTAGATCAGGCCCTCTTAATAATAAGACAAGCAAGTCAATTATGAAAATAGGAACTTATGCTAGAAATATTTTTAAGCAAACGAATAATGCTAAAATTACTAAAAATCCTTTAGCATCTAAAGGCGCGGGTATATCTACACGTAGAAAGGGGCGCAAGTAGTATAAAAATTGATTCAGTTAGTTTATCTATTTATTAACGGGGAAGGGAGCCTACAGCAATACTAATATCTGTTAATTATTATGTGCTCCCTGTATAAATTCATATGCTGATCACATATGAATTTGGCGTTGAGGTAAGAAGGAAGCTTACAGCAAGAATTATTATAAATTTACTTGCTTCCTGTTTAGTGGTTTGGAACCACATAGACTATTAGGAACCAGTTTATCTGATAGGTTCCATACAGCATTTTGGGGTATAAAAGAGTCCATACAGCAATAAATATTATATTATAATGGACTCTGATTTTTATTTCAGTTATATTAATACCTGAAATAAAATTGACTTATATTTTATTATTTTAGTAATAAAATGTCACTTACACCTATGTCTCGTAGTTCTATGCGTAACCTTAAGTCCAAGGTGGAAGATGATATGAGACTCAAGAATATTACAGATATTGTAGAATCTATTTATAAAAATACCATTGCTTTTGCCGCATCAAGTTCAGACACGATCTACAATTTCCAGGTTCCTCAGATAAATCCTACTGCTTCTCAGTTTCCCTTTGTTACAATTGGGGATCATAATCTACCTTCGCCATTTAAGCCACTATCCGATCCATTCTACATCACAAATATGTCAGATATCCTAGAAGGTCTTCAGGTTCTCTTTCCAGGTTGTTCGGTTTCACACGCACTCCTCTCCAAGGGAACCGATGGTAAGTTGTATGATATCTCTAAGCTAGATGATACTACTCTTAAGCTTGTAAATAAGGCTCTCGATAACTCATACATTGTTATCGATTGGTCGTAAATAAAATTGAACAAATTGTATATATATTTTTAATCAAAAATGATCAAGCGCACTCTCTACAAGAAAATTGCGAAGGAACCTGTAAAGAGGGTCCTTTCAAAGAAGGTTATTAAACTCTTACCTATCCCTGATCCTCCAGCACCTGGAATCTATGTTACCAAGGCCATGGAAGCATTCGAGGCAATTCGTGAATACTATAAACTTAGAAATATGGTGATTCCTCAGGATGATATTAAATGGTTCCACGAAGAACTTGTCAAAGAGAAAAAGGAATTTGATGAATTCTGGCAGAAATGTTTGGTTACGAAGGTCGTTATGGAGGGAATTCTGCGTGGTGATGACGAGTGGACTATTCAGTTGGCAGAGAATGCTGCTAAGCAGAAGGTAAAGGCGATGCCTGTTCAGGAGTCTGATATTGGTCCTATGCCAGAATATGGGACCAAAGATTTCTGGGCTTGGTGCCATAAAAGAAAGAAGCTCAAGGAGCAAAAGGAAGCCGCGATCATTGCTGCTGGAGGAACTATTCTTGTTAAGAAGATTAAGAAATGACAAACTATTTACACTTTATTAAGAACCTCTAAATATACTTATTTTTTCTTAAATTTCTTAAAGGTTCCCTTAGCCTTTAGTCCAGCCTCAAAGATCTCTCCAGCTTCCTGAGCACTAAGTGAATCTAAATCGGTCCCCTTTGGTATAGAAACACAGACTGGTTTTGCCTTACCTTGACCAGATTTCATTAAATATGGGCCATATTGTCCTGATCGAATCTGAAAGGGTCCAAGAGTTCTCGCAGGAGATTCTTGTTTAGCCTGTAACTTAGTAATAATATCTTCTAATGAAGTATCTTCCATACAATTTACACGCACACCATTACACTCAGCATATAGTCCATAAGGTCCCTTCTTTTTTACTACTGGATGACCATTATATTCACCAAGTGATGATCCATCTCTCTGCTTCACTATATTTTCAATAAAGGCGGTAGCCTCTTCTTGAGTGAGCGATTGGAGTTGTTTACCAGCAGGCCATCCATAGAATACTGTATTTTCCTTTTTACCACTTGGATCTTCCTTTAGTAATAGTGGTCCTTTTCCTGACATTACTGCGACAATATTATCCTGGAATTCCTTTCTCCTTGAGTTTGCCATAGTCCCTTGGCTTGCCCCCTTTAGATTTTCATAGCGATCCTTATATGATTTCCATGTATCTTCTAGAACCTTTTTCCATGGCTCGCCACCATCCGCAATCTTATCTAGTCTGGATTCCATAGATGCCGTGAAATCAAAGGCAAATAAGTCTGAAAAGTTCTTTAATGTAAAGTCAAGAATGGTCTGACCAAGAGGTGTTGGAACAAGTCTACCTTTTTCTCCACCCTTCTTTAATTGAATTGGTTCTGAACTAGGTGGCCACTGTTTCAAGGAATTCAGTGAATACGTTTTTGATATACTAGTAGAAGTAGGGATATCCTTTGTTTCTATATATGTTTTCTCCATAATTGTGCTAATTAGAGAAGCAAATGTTGATGGTCTACCAATACCCTTCTTTTCAAGATCACGCACAAGGGTTGCTTCAGTATATCTTCCCTGAGGTTTAGATTCTTCTGGCTTAGCATTTAGTGTTTTCCATGCTACATTCTGTCCTTCCTTAATACCTTCTGCGAGTTTCCATAATGCTTCTGAAGATTCACCTTCTTCATCATCCTTATCTTCAGCTAGAGACATTGTTGATTCCTTTTCATCAGCTATCTTCCAACCTGGGAATAGAGTGCGTTTCCATTTAGCCTCCCAAGGAAGATCAGTTCCATCACCCTCTAAATCAAAGTTCACAGTTCTAGCCTCCCCCTTGGCTACAGACATAATTGACTGGATTGCTCTTAACCAGATAAGGTGATATATTTTTTTATCATAGGGTGACCAATCTTCTGACTCAGGTAGTTGACTATTCTCAAAATGGGTTGGGCGAATTGCCTCATGTGCTTCTTGAGCTGCTTGATTCTTTTTTTCCTTTTTCTTAATTTCACCTAGATACTGTCTGCCCCATCTGGCTTCAATTGTCTTCTTAGCTTGAAGGACTGCCTCTTCAGACATTATTGTCTGATCAGTTCTCATATAAGTAATGTGTCCTGCCTCATACAAGCGTTGGGCAATTTGCATAGTCTTTTTAGGATTAGACTTATAAAGATTACTTGCCTGTTGTTGTAGTGTGCTTGTCATTAATGCTTGAGGAGGTGACTCTGACCATGGCTTAGTCGAAGCCGATCTAACCTTTCCACCTGCCACATCATGATGATTTTCAAGGTAATTTAATGTAGATTCTTCATCATCTAGATTACAGACCAAAGTGGCTGGCCAAATAGAATTTTTTCCAGTAATCTGACCAGATACAACGAAGGTCCCTGAAATGGCCCATGATGATTCAGACTTAAAACTTTCAATCGATGACTCTCTCTCACAGACAAGGCGAAGTGCTGGAGTTTGACATCTCCCAGCAGATAGTGGCGTGCCGCCACCTACATGCTTCCATAGAAGTGGTGAGATCGTAAACCCTACCATCATATCTAACATTGCTCTAGCCTGTTGAGAATTTACCTTATTCATGTCTATTACTCTAGGTCTCATAATAGCATCGCAGACAGCATTCTTAGTAATCTCACGAAAGGCTGCTCTAGGATTTGTTAAAGGATTAAGTTTTAATAGAACTGCTATACTATACGCAATTGCTTCTCCTTCACGATCATCATCTGCGCATAGAATAATTGATTCAGCCTCCTTAGCCATAGCACGCAATTGAGCAATGGCCTTAGCCTTTTCCTTAGAGAATTCATATGTTGGTTCAAAATTCTTCTGGATTCCTACAGATTCCAAGTCAGGAACAAGTCCGCGAATATGTCCCATAGATGCTATAACCTTGTATCCTAAACCTAAGAATCCTTGAATCTTAGAACATTTCGCAGGTGATTCTACTATAACAAGCCGCATGTAATGTATATATTATAAATAATATAATTCATTTTTACGACCAAGAGACTAAACATATAAAGTTGAATGAAATGTAGTGATATTATATAGCATGACACAAGATACAGGCAAATTTAGAAAGAATAATATGGATCAGTATTATACAAAAGGATCAATTTCCAAGGAATGTGTAGATATAATTATTTCTAAATTCCCTGAAGCTCTTCAGTATCAATGGATTGAACCATCTGCTGGAAATGGATCTTTCTTAAAAGTATTGCCGAGTTCCATACAGCGTATAGGAATAGACTTAGATCCTAAGATGGAAGGAATTATAAAGGCCGATTTCTTATCATGGCAACCGCAAAATCAATTAAAACATGTATTCTTTGGAAATCCACCATTCGGCAAGCAGGGTTCATTAGCAAAGTCATTTATTCAACACGCATCTCAATTTGCTGAGATTATAGCATTTATCTTACCAAGGTCGTTTCTGAAACCATCAATGACGAGGGCGTATCCTTCTAAGTTTCATTGTATTTATGAAAAGGAACTTCCTAAGGATTCCTTTGAAGTGAACGCAGTGGCATACGATGTTCCATGTGTGTTTCAGATATGGCAAAAAAAAGATATAGATCGAACAATGGTAGCACCCGTAAAGGAATCCGGATTCAGGTATGTTAAGAAATCGGACCCTTATGATATTGCGTTTCGTAGAGTTGGAGGAAAGGCTGGTAAATGTTATGTCACTGGATCTGAAGATTTCAGTATTCAGTCACATTACTTTCTTAAATTGGACGATAAATATACTCAACATAGACAAAATATAATTAATCAAGTAAATCTACATATATTCCCTTCAAATACAGTAGGTCCAAGAAGTCTTTCAAAGGGCGAGGCGAATGAGGTCTTAGTTTCTATTCTTTCTAGTCTTTCTTGATCCACCAAGTAAAGTATCATCACATGGTTTACATGTATAATGAGAACGGATTCTAGAAACGAGTTCTGCCTTCTTACCCGTCTTTTTTACACCAGCAACGGTGGCACCCCTAGACAATTGAGAAATAGTCATTCCTTCTAAAACGCCTGGTTCATCTGCTACAGATTTCCACTCACCGTCTTCAATACTCTTCTTCTTAGTAAATGTGCGAGGCGAAGAACTAATAGATTTTGTAATATAACCTCCTCTGAATTCACTCGTTGTAGATTGAGCTATAAGGCGATCAGGATAGTCTTTTAGAAATTTCTGAAACTTATTAAATGAGCATTGTAGTCTACAATTTGTTTCGTCTAACTTTGGATTTAGGAATATGGCACCAGATTTTCCAAGAAGTTCTACTTGTTTCTCGAGATACGCAGTTCTCTGAGGAGAAGGAGGTGACACCTTTTTTCCATCTACGATAATGCGTGCTCGTAAGTCTTTTGGCACAGCATGGATTAGATGATTTAATTCCTCAAGATCCTTGCGAGTTATGGTTCCAAATAATTCATTTACAGAATTTGATATATCAACTTCTACTATGCGCTTCATTGTTTTTATTTTAGCTTCACAATCTTGCTCAAATGTTAAAATAACTGCGTGAATCTTATGACCACTGCTAACTGTGTCAAATATACGTAAGGGATCACCCATACATATAGTATTATCTGAACATGACACCTTAACGGATATATTAGTATCTAGATCCAAGTGATTAATAGAAGCAGGTATATCATGTGTCGCCGTATAGTTAACCCGCTTTAGTTCAGCATCAGTTGCTCCATATACATTCATAGCGATCTCTGTTTCCCATAGTTTACCGTGTGCCTGAACTTCTGTCATACTACATTAGTATGACGATTTATTTACATCAATTTTTTTAAATAAAATTGATTTTTTACATTAAATATCTATTTAATACGCAAATGGAGTATAGGCCTATGAATCGTGACGAAATGCGTTCTCTTAAGCCTCAGGAGGATGAGAAGAAGCGTCTTGCGCGAGTAAAGCAATATGTTAGATATATCTATAATCAGGCTATTCAATTTGCAAGGAATTCTGAGTCTACATCATATTCATATAAAATCGATCATGAATCAGATATTAATGATGTTATAGTCGGAGTTCAAGCACTCTTCCCTGATTCCTCTGTAACATTTAGAACTATGAGGAGAACTTTCAATGATGAGTATACCTGTATCGTGGTCGACTGGTCATAATTCGGGATCAACTACTTTTTTATATTTCCGGTCTTCATAATAGAATGCCCACTCCCAATAACACGCGCAAGGCAAATAATCGTCCAAAGAGTCCAAAAAACAATACGAGAAACGCTCCTCGTAAACTTACTGCGGCTGAAGAGAAGGCTGCCAAGAAGGCTAGACATGCGGCCTCAGCCGCGGCGGCCGCTTCTACACCAGGTCTTACTGAGAAAGAAAAGATCCTTGCTCGTTTATCTCAAAAGGCTTCAGAGAAATTAGCTGAATCAGTTGCGGCTCCAAAGGAAACTCGTGAACAAAAGGAGGCTAGACAGAAAGTTGAAAAGAAGACTCTTAAGATTATTCTAAAAGCCATGACCACTTCAAGTGCTAGTGCTGCTAGACACGAGGGATATGCTAGAGCGGTAGAACAAGATTTTGAAGCAAGACACAGAAAATAATTTATCATCTAAAATCCTAGAGTTAGACTAAATAGATGGATCGTCCAAACACCTCGGTAGAAGGTTCCTTATTAGAACTTGTAGCGAGAGGTAAAAAAGATGTATATTTCATGAATAATGAGAATACAGCATCTGTTCCTTTTTCATATAATATTAAGACATGGCCTGCGACAATACATGAAACGAGACAGACTCAGCCACTCAATATGATCGACTTTGGTCGCACAGTAGAATGGGATATGGAAGTCTTTGGAGATATTCTAATTTCAGCATCTCTTGTTATAGAATTGCCCACATGGTTACCACCATTTATTGCGAAACAAAATAATACTAGTCTAGTCTCAGACGCAAGTGGTAATACTTACGGATATACACAGGGAATAGGAGCCTTCTTATTTGAATCAATCCAGTTCTATCAGGATCAGCTTTTATTACAGGAATTCAGTGGAGATTTCTTATATGCATGGAATCACTTTCAGAGTTCTTTGTCACAGGAATCTCTTATTTTATCAGAATTTGGATGTCATTATGGTAGACCTCTTGATATTCAAAGAAATGCTACTCCAAAGAAACTAACACTTCGTTTACCACTTATAGGATGTGCTCATCCTGATGAAGGTGGCTTTCCATTTATTTCTCTTCCGGGTCAGAAATTTAGAATTCGATGTAAGCTAAGACGTCTAGAAGACTTGGTTGAATCATCTTCACAAGCGATTAAGCCAACTCCCTGGACAAGAACTGATATGGTGCTTACAGAAAGGTATGGTAATAAGATACCTTTTATTCCATTAACTAGAGAGCAGATTGGGAAACCATTGATTACCATTGAGACAACCCAATGCTATATCAGACAGGATTTACAGGCATTAATGAAAAAGGCTAAACTTGAGATACCCTTTTTGAGACCATTTGAGAATAAGTTAAGCTTAGATCCATCAGATTATGTGGCAGTAGGAAATGGAGGATCCTCTTATGTTACAAAACGAATTGATGGGAGGCACCCTGCTGAATCTCTTATTATTATGTTCCAGTCTGAGTATAATCTAGAGCGAAATCAATTATGGAATCTTAAGAACCCATTAGGCACTGGTGAATATTATAATGCTTTAGAACTTCTAATAGCTGCGAAAGAAAGAGAGAAACCGTGGGATCATAACTTATGGGAAAGGATATCTCCATGGACAAAATCTGAAAAAAATCCAGGTATACCTGTATCACTTATCTCATTTACAACTGGACCACAATTTGGAAGTAAGGCTCCTGAACAAAGAAAGCCATCTGGAACAGTGAATTTTACCAGTGCTGATAAGCCAACTCTTTGGATAGATATTAAGGATACTTTACAAACAAGTCAGGGGCAAAAAAGAGTAACTCTTAGATCTGTTACAATTGGCTGGGGTGTATACTTAATTGAAGAAGAAAGAGGAACCTTATTATTTGGCAATTAATCGACCTCATACATATTTACATAATGTCCAGTTGAGAATCTTGGAACATTAAGGTTTGTATCTAGATTAGTATATTCTGAAACTAGGGGAGGAAGATCCTCTAGAATTTCATCATTACGCTCTGTAACTAGGGGAGGAAGATCCTCTAGAATTTCACCATCCTCTGCTAGAAATGACTCTAGGTGTGACTTATCTGAGATATCATAGAGTGGAATAAGTGGAGGAAGTTCATCACTATCATCTGTATTATTTAGATCATCAACTTCATCACTCGAAAATGAATCATCAAGCTCAGCGTATTTATGTGAATATATGGCACCAAGGCGAAACATGAGGATATTAATAATAATTATGCTACAAATACAAAGATAATCAGATCTATTATAATAGGTTCCAATCAACACTGGATATAGAATAGATAGTATATATACATTATCTGTGATATCCTCATCTAACGTGGGATTCTTTCTCATACAGCATGTGCTACTATTAAGAATATCAGAAACTCTCATTGTAATTACCTTAAATATAATTAAATTGTCAATTTTAACAGTTGTAAAATTGACGACTTATTTTATCATATAATAAGCATTATGGCAGAGTATTATCGTCTTGAACTCCTAGTTACTGATGAAGGTAAGCCTTTCTACCCTTCTTCTGGAACTGTAGAGGATCTTTCTAAAGATAATGCTGGTTATGACCTAAAAATCGTTGTTAATAAGAGTCCAGATATTACGCCTACGCTTGTTCCTCTTGGTGTTAAGGCACGTATGGTTAAGATCAGCACTAGTAACTTTGATACTTCAGGATTCAATGGTGAGGATTGTCATTTTACCCTAGAGCCTCGTTCATCCATTTATAAGTCTGGATTCATGATGGCGAATGGTCGTGGTATTATTGATCGTTCTTATCGCGGTCAGCTTATGGCACCTCTTATGTCAGTTGGCCATGTTCTAAAGTCAGTTGAGGCAGGCACTCGTCTATTTCAAGTTATTGCTCCAGGCCTTGGATATATTAAGCAGGTTGTATATGTAGATTCTCTACCTGTGACTGTGCGTGGTGAGGGCGGATTTGGAAGCACTGGTCTTAAGTAGATGGATATTAATCAACGAGACGCATATGGAACAAAACAGCCAAGAGGGGGTGCGACAACACTTCTTGATCTAGTATCAAGAGATATTCAAGACAATATACTTTTTCCATTAGATACTAATATAACTAGATTCTCACGAGATGAAGGACTACGGACAATACCAATGGCAACTGTTATGAGAGAATTCACCTTTCGTGGCCCAGCATCCCTAGGTCAGACCTTTACCTTTGAATTAGGAGATATGAATTGTGGTGATTTAATTAATGGATTATTTATACAAATACAACTTGGTGATTGGTTTACGGCCATTGATAGAAATAACTTAATAAATGGTAAATTAGTTCCACAAGATAATCAGCATTTCTGGACATATTGTAATTCACTTGGCACAGCTATCTTAGAACAAGCCACATTTGAGGTAGATGATCAAGTATTAGAAAGAATTACAGGTGATTCTATTTTTGTTAGTTCTATTCTATTTCCAGATTTAAACTCACAAATTGGCTTATCAGATGTCCTAGGATTAAAGTCTATTGATGATGTAAAACAATGGAATGGTCTTAATGCGTATCCTATGGAAGATGGATGGGTAACTATACCTCTTACATTTTCTATGCTGAGAGAACGAGTAACAGCAACATTTCCACTTATAGCATGTCGTGGAGGTACTATGCGCATTCGTGTAACTTTAAAGAGATTTGATCAGATTGTTAGAATATTATCTGGATCTAGAGAATCTTGTGATGATACCCCCCTTGGAAAATCATATACGGTAATTGATAACAGTCTAGCAATTAACAAGATTCGACCAATCAATTCAATTGAATACGAACCAAGATTAAAAAATATTCAACTCTTGACACAAGGTATATTCGTTGATGGACCTTATCGTGAAAAATTACTTAGACAACCCTTTGAAAGACCCTTTCGTGAGATACAACAGTTTGATTTTACTGAACCTATGAAGTATATTATTAATAAGACAGGAAATGATATGATTACAATTCAATTACCCTTAGAAGCAAATCAGCCAGTTGAGGAAATCGTATGGTTTATAAGAAGAAAGGCGGCCATTACTCTTAATAATGATTGGGTAAATTACAGTGCCACCTTAGAAAAGGATTATGATCCAGTATTTGTGCCTTTACAGCCACTACTAGTCTCGGCAAAATTACAGGCAAATGGGCAAGATATTATAAGTCAAGATGAATCCTGGTTTAGATCTCATATATCAAGAGCTCATCGAAGTGGTAAGATATCATATGATTCATTTGTTTATGGGTATTCTTTTGCTAGACATCCAGGTCAACATGATCCAACAGGAACTATGAATGCGAGTCGTCTGAATTCACTTCGCTTGACATTAAATGTTAAACCTCCAGGGGGATCTTCTGATACTGAATGGGAAGTTCATGTCTTTGTCTATGCCTTTCAGTGGCTAAGATTTGGTAATGGAATCTGTAATAAGGTATTTATTGATTAATAGTATAAATTTGAATGATATGTGTAAGTATATTTGTATATATGTCTACCCATATTCCATATTCAGTCAAGGATCTCTATGATATGGCCAAAGAGCGATATGACAAGGATGAGGCTCGTTATATAGACACTTGGTATAATAAGATACTCGATCAGGTTAAGAAGGGATATTTCAATGCTACTCTTGAAGTTGATGAACTTGATTCTTTTGCCGGTGTTACGAACGAGTATGTTATGTCTGCCATTGATAAGATAAAGATTATCTTTAAAGGTGTTCATATTGATAAGTATGATGATGGTCGCTGCCCATACTTCATGGTATTTTGGGATTTAGATACAGTAAAGCACTCAAGTAAGAAGGAGATGATTATGTATTAAAAATTGATAGGAGAAATATACATTTTTATAGCAAAATGTCAGGTATTGAAGAATTTACTAGTGAATTCTTTGATCAGTCGTCCGAGGCTTGGTTAAAGAATAAGATGCGCAAGGGTCATTCTATGGCATATATATGTAATACTCTTACACGCGAGGGTAACCCTTGTAAGAGAAGTGCCGTCATGAAGGAAGCTCTATATGATCATACATGTACGCAACATAAGATTGTAACTAAGCCCCGACTGGCGGTATAATCTATATAAACAAAGCGTTCTAGTTAAATAGAATGGTGGCAAGTCTTTTAAAAATTATATCAACTGGAATGCAAGATGAACGTTTACAACCTCCAAAGGGTCAGCCTAGTATAGAATCAATTATATCAGTTCTTATAAAAGCAGGGCGTTACGGAACACAGTGGGCAAGAATCGACTTTGATACAATACCAGAATTTGGAAAGACATCAATTGTTAGGCTTCCTACGCAAGGAGAATTGATTGGAAGGGTTTTTTTGATGGTTCAGATGCCAGATATTCAGACACCACAGATATTAGCTCAGACATCCAAAGTGAATGGATCACCAGTTCAATTCATAGGTCCACATTTTGGATGGACAAATAGTCTAGGTCATTCTCTAGTTAATCAGGCTCAGATACATATTGGAGGTGTCTTATCTGATACAATTCCAGGTCAACTTATGGAAGTAATTGATGAATTTCAGACTCCTCTAGAAAAAACAGTTGAATCAAGTCGTCAGATATGTAGAATTGATAATGGATTTACAGATACCTCATTTGGAAATGATACTACATCTACACCGGTAGCGATTCACTTACCATTTTGGTTTAGTAGAGGTGATCCAGGCTGCTTCTTACCTATAGATGCTCTTAGTGTTGATGAAGTTCGCCTTAGTATAACATTTAATCCTGTAACGAATTGCTATTATACACAGTCAAGACAAGTTGATGCTGATGGAAAGGTAGTTCAAACAAATATTCCTGGAGGTTCATTGTGGCCTATGTCAGGATCTAAATTTTATTATTCAGACCCAAATGGTTCATATATGCCCGGTCTAGAACCTATAAGATCGCCGAATTCAAGTGTTACTCAATATCCAAATATAACAATGCCGACAAACTTTTCTATAACCGATGCTTATTTACTAGTTGAGTATATCTATCTCGATAAACCAGAGGCTAATAGATTTCGTATAGCAGATATTCAAGTCCCTATTGTTCAACATTATAACTTTGATCCAGTTGATAATCAAAGTAATTCTTTCGCTAGAATCCCATTGATAATACCAAATCCCACTAGGGATATATTTTTTTACTGTCAGAAATATGAAGGTCCAGGATATAATGCTCCATTTTTAGCAACTAGAGACTTAAGTAATAATATTTCTCCATTTGCTCCATGGTGGCCTGATGCAACTGGTCTTAATGAGCGTCTATATGAGAATTTACGACCAGGGTTTTCTACGCGTAATTCTGAACCTATACGATGGCTTTCTCTTAACTATTCTGAAACATTAACAAGATATAGCACTGAAAACGTAGCCTTATTTAGATCATTAATACCTTCTATGGAACAGAAAAAGGCGCCATGGATAAATAGATATTTTTATAATATTCCATTCGGTATTCAAAATGGATTGACTCCATTCTCAATGCCTATAGGACAGGCTAATTTAGATAAGATACTACATGTCCAATTAGTTCTAGGATTCCATGGTAAAACCGGTCTTATTACAGACGATTATGTGGATCGTTATAATATATTCGTATATGCTGAAACTTATAATATATTAAGAATATACGGTGGGAGGGCAGGAATGATGTTTGCTTATTAAATATAATCTTATTATAGATGAATAATACTTTCTCGCAAAAAACTACACTTGATGTAACAAATGATTACCCAACGGGGTTACTTCATAGCTTGCCTGTATATAGTGATTCTCAAGAATATGTAAATAATCAGATTACATATACTGCTAATAATAATAATATAGTATTAAGAGAAAATGCTGCGTATGCTAATACACTTAATGATATAAGGAATACAGGTATAATTCCTCCGAATTCATATTCTTCATCTGTCCTATCAGTCATGTATAAAAATGCTGCAAGTAGTATAAATGCTAAAAATTCTTCAGAATTAGATTCTGTTAATATTAAATATAAAACGGCAAAAGATATATTGGTAGCATTTCGTGAGATATCGCATTCAGCATATTTAACGTTTGAAGCTTCTAAGATATATACTAAATTAGAAATAGATTCACAATTCATTAAAGATCGTGGATCCTATTCAGATATACACTCAAATAATCAATCTATAATAGTTAATACGGAACTACTTGCTTCTGATGCTTCATTGAATACCTCTACATCTTTAACAAATACTATAAGACTAATAGAAAATACAATTGATTTAACGTCAAATATATCATCTAACTTAATATTATCAGCAGCATTCAATACAATTGTAAAATCTGTCGCAAAAACATTATATTATCCTTTATATATTATACTTGGAAAAGGTTTATTAAATACACCATCACAAATTATAGTAGATGTTTTAAATAATAATAAATATTCATCTAATATACCGATTGATAATGCCTTACAGATTTCAAGTAATGTTTTAGAATGTATTAACGCTTTTATATCATCTATAGCAGATTCGTCAGGTCTAACACCAGAAATAACTAATAGCATAGATTCAGCATTAACCCTTGCTAATAATTTATTCTTAGATGCTAAAAGTGTAAATACTAATATATCTTATACGACTGCGTCTAATGCTAATGAGGTATATAATGCTCTAAATAATCTTAAAATAGCATATTCTAATATACTTATAGTTAATAGCACTATATCACCTATAGTATTATCTTCACTCGATAAAATTATTAAAATGCTTATATCTATAAATAATGTTATAACAAATAAATCTTCTTATAATACTATATCAATTATAAACAGAGAATTTAATAATATTTCTAGAGAATTAGATATAATAACGTATCAAGAAACCGAGTCTATAGAATATGCGGCAAATATAAAAATGCTATATACACTTTTATCTGATGTCTTACCTATAGCAAACTCAACTATCGCAACAAGTGAGATGTCAACACAACAATTATTCTGGCAGGTAAAAAATATATCAGAAGAATCTGAAAAACAGTATAAAATTATAAAGGATCATATGCTTCTTCTAGATAGAACAACGAATTATTTAGTGACACCTAGCTCAGTATCATTACAGACATATGCTGCGCATGTATCTGGAACTAATCTTAATAATATTCAAGCACGTATATCTAGAGCTTCAATAAATCCTCCAAGGTTAAATCCTCTTCCATTTCAATCTTTTAAAGCGGATATTCGTGTAAAAGATAGATTAATACCAAAATATAAATCAAATGCTAATTTTAATTATCCTAATACTATACAAAAAGTTATAAATACTGTAACAAAAGAAACACAATATATTAAGGATATGAGCAACATCTCGCTCAGACTACAATAACGCGACCATAAAAATTGATTCCACCTCGCGCCTATATTTTAGTATATAAACACGATGCGGATTACTGATTGCGTATATTCTAGCACGTCAGTTGATCTTATTATGATTGGTGATAATAAGGCGAGTTACACTGATCAGACAGTTAAGATTAAGAAGAACTATTCGTATAATGAGTTCGAGGTTACTTACACTGACCGTCCTACTAGTATTGTTCATACGATTACAGGCCTTTCTCACAGCTCATTGATGGAGTATGTATATTTACTACTAAAGAGTCTATATATGGATGAGGAGGGCTGTAAGAATGTCCAGGTAAATATTCCTGGAATGCCATGTATGGTTGTAAGCGCGAATAAGCTAAGTGATCTATATTATCGTGAGCATTTTGAGGATTTGATTCGAACTGGAGTTGATTTGCTAGCTAACACTACGTCTTCTACGTCCAAG